CCGATTATATCACAATGGCTGATCGGTGGTCAACTCTAACTGACGAAGAAAAAACGGCATGGGCAACTTATCGTCAAGCATTACGAGACATACCACAAACCTTCGATTCTATATGGACCGTAGTATTCCCAGAAAAGATATAACATAAACTATTTATAGTATATAACTTGAACGAGATGAACTGATGCCAGCTACGAGATTAACAGGTACATTTATTCGCAGTGGAAGTATACCCACTACCGCATTGGGTGGTGGGGTGGTATCGTCGTCTACACAAGTGACCACTAGTTTGCCAACGGGAACAGTATCCAGTTCAACACAATTTAAAACAAGTACAGATCCGTTCACAGGATCATTCACTGGATCATTTAAAGGTGATGGATCGGGATTAACAGGAGTTACGTCGGCTGGTACGGTATCATCGTCAACACAAATTGACATTACACAAACGGTTGGATATACTACATTTAGTTCATCGCTTGCAACGGTAGATGCTGGACAAACAACACGTATTGATAATCTGTCTAGTGCAACAAGTTCATACGCAATTAACGCAACAATACAATCACAACTTGCTGGTGTAGTATCTTCATCAACACAAGTAAAACCATTACTTCCTGGTGGTACTGTAACATCATCGGCACAATATCCAGGATGGGTCACCGCATCAAGTCAAATAGATTATAATAGTATCACCAATAAATTATCGGGTGTTGTTTCTTCCTCCGCACAAGTCCAACCATTACTTCCTGGTGGTACAGTTTCCTCATCAGCACAATACCCAGGATGGGTAACCGAATCATCACAGATAGTTGTTCAAAATACTACTGGTATCGCTGCAATCGCAACCACGGGGTCAAATATCTTTGTTGGTAATCAAACTGTTACTGGTAGTTTGTTTACAAGTGGGTCAAACACTCTTATTGGTAACACCAGACTAACGGGGTCATTTGGTATCTCGGGTAGTGAAATTGTTCAAGGGTATATACAATTTGAACCCGTTACCACCAACATTGATACGTCAATTTCCGCATCATACATTTATGTGAGTGGGTCCACAAAAGACTTATACTTCTCACAAAATAGTGCAGGATATAATAACGTAACCCGTTTACGTTGGTTAGAAAGTAATTTGTATACTGGTGTATTACACGGTGGTATAATTTCATCAACAATTGGGTCAACTACATTTAACATTACCTCCGGTTCTGGTATTGTTGTTACAATGAATGCAAGTACTGGAAGTGCACCATATCCAACCGTTAGATTTGTGGAATGGGGTCAACAAACTAATATTCCTATCACATTCTCAGGTTCTGCAAAAATTACCTATGTTGGAATTGGTAGTTCTGGTAATATTGTACAACAAACCGTACCGTGGGGTAGTACGGATATTAGTCAATATGATACCCAAATTCATCTTGGTGAAGTATTACATTTAAGTGGTAGTATATCTACCGGAGTATATAATTCTCCGCAAATTTCATATGGTGGTCAACAAAAAACTGACGACTTCTTACGAGCATTCGGTCCATTAAAAATTTCGGGTCATACCTTACAAGCAAGTGGTAGTAGTCCAACCCTCAGTATCAAAAAGACCGGCGGTACTGCGTTCCTCGAAGGTTCAAATTACGCAAATAATCCAAACCACGCATCAACGACCACTGAAAACGATGTTACAGTATCTAAGATATATCGGTACTATCTATCAGGTTCTACACCAGTTATTGATGTCGGTACTACGGGGTCTGGATATGTTGCAATTAATAATACGCAATATGTTGATACCACAACAGGCTTATTAGCAACGGTTAATGCTAATAACTTTACTATCCAACGTGTATTCTGGGTTCCAAATTCTCCAACGAATGCATTTATCGTCTATTATGGTAACGCACAATATTCAAGTTTACTTAATGCGGTCAACGCAAAAGATAGTGAACCATTTGTCGAAGCACCTGACACTGCAAATAATGCAATCTTCCTTGGATACATTATCATACAAGGTGGAACAACTCCTGCAAGAGATTTATTAAATCCAACTTATGCAACAATTATTCCTGGTGGATTATTCCGTAGTGTTGGTGGTGTTGCATCCAGTGGTACATCACCAGTAGCAACTGCACTAGCATCACTTTCTGATGTCAGTATCAGTGGTCAAACCGCGGGTGACCTATTAGTATATACTGGGGCAACATGGAATAATACCAAAGCATTAAATGGCAATTATACACTTACTGGTAGTTTGGCAACCAATGGTGGAATTACTGCGGTCACTATTAACGCAACATCTATATCCTCATCTCTTTCTGGTAGTGGTGCTGGAGTATTCGGGGTCAATTATAATACATTAAGTAATATTCCATCAGGTATTGTAAGTAGTTCAACACAAGTCAAGACACTACTTCCTGGTGGAACCGTATCATCATCTGCACAATACCCAGGATGGGTCACGGCATCATCACAAATTGATTATAATAGTATCACCAATAAATTATCGGGTGTATATAGTAGCTCAACCCAAGCAGTAACAGCAATTGCGGGTCAAACTATCACACCAACAACGGTTAATGTAACAAATATATTGAGTGGTTCCGTATTACAAACGAGTACAAATGCATTAATTGGCGGAAAATTAGCAGTTACAGGTAGTGCAGAATTTACTGGTACCGTTACCGCATCAATACTAACTGCAAATCAAGCGGTATTTACCAATGCATCGGACGGACTGGTATCCAACGCAATCACTGGTACTGGAAACGTAGTAATGAGTGCAAGTCCAACGTTAACAGGTACAATTACAGCAAATAATATAGTAATGTCAGGATCACAATTCTCTGGTATAGTATCTGGTAGTGGTTTACAATATAGATTGGTAGTTCCTGTAGGAACCAATTTATATGCAACTTAATGAATTTTAACCAGATATATCTGAAAAAGACACGGTAAAGCACGTGTCTTTTTTGTTTCTTCCTATATAAATTGATATTTATACGGAGGGTGTACACACTTTATTTGAGCAGAATATGAGTTTATTAAAAGTAAATGATATCCAACGAGCGACATCGGGTAGTAATGCGGTAGTATTCACCGACCCCGTAATCATCACCACCGGTTCAATTTCAGCGAGTGTAGTCACCATCGGTACACTTACCTCGTCATTATTACGAGATGGTGATATCCCGAAAGAAAAATTAACAAATGACGCGCGAGATTGGGTCAATATCTTCAATAAACCAGCGGGACTTATTAGTAGTTCTGCTCAGTTTGCTACCTCAATTTCTGGGTCATCCCTCGCACTAGCGGACATCACATCATCGGGAGTTATCAGAACCACAGGACAATTTAGTGGTAGTGGTGCGGCATTATTTGGAATTCCCAACGCTGGACTAGTAAACAATAGTATTACAATTAACGGTACATCGGTGTCATTGGGTGGTACACGAAATATTGTTACCAGTGAAGTAAGTGAAAGTGGTAACCTCTATTATACCGACGCACGAGTTAAAGCAAAATTAAGTGTAGAAACTGTTGTTAGTTCATCGGGACAAATTAACTATCAATCTATTACAGGACAACCATCGGTCAACACATTAGGATCAGATGGTAATAAATCATTTACTATTACAGCAGGTGTATTCCTTACCGGATCAACTGGTATTGATGTTACCACGGATAGTGCAAACGCAAAAATCGTATTACAGACAGTAGGTGGTACCGTATCATCGTCGGCACAAGTTCAAGCAGCATTACCTGCAAACTTGGTATCTAGTTCGACCCAAGTACAACCATTACTTCCTGGTGGAACGGTTAGTAGTTCGGCACAATTCCCAGGATGGGTCACCGCATCATCACAAATTGATTATAACTCAATTCAAAATAAATTAAGTGGAGTCGTATCATCATCCACACAGGTACAACCATTATTACCAGCAAATACGGTATCGGCATCTGCACAAGTAAAGACATTATTACCAGATGGTACCGTTAGTGCATCGGCACAATATCCTGGTTGGATTACTTCATCTACCCAAGTAGTACAATCATTACCAGTTGGTACCGTAAGTGCATCATCACAATTCCCAGGTTGGGTGACCGCATCAAGTCAAATCGTAGTACAAAATACTACTGGTATCGGTGCAATTGCAACCACGGGTTCTAATATATTTAATGGTAATCAAACGGTATCGGGTTCGGTCACACTTACAGGTAATTTAACCGTACAAGGAACATCGTCCGTTCTTTATGTTACCTCATCGCAATTAAATGTTGGTTCAAACTTAATAACACTTAACACCGACACAATATTACGATACGGTGGATTGGCGGTATATGACTCCGCATCATTGACCAACCAATCGGGGTCGTTGTTGTGGGATAGTGTAAATAATGTTTGGTTGTTTGTTCACGCAGGAACAAGTAACACCAGTAGTATTGTCATCACAGGTCCAGAAAATACTGGTGCATTAGGTAGTGAACAATTCTTAACACCAAACTTATTACCAAAGGCTGGACTAAGTGGTGACCACATTGTAAATTCACAAATTAGTGATAATGGTACACAAGTTGGTATCGTGGGAGGATTGAAGGTCACAGGATCAATAACATCCTCACACATTGTCCCATCAGTAACAGATACGTTTGACCTTGGTTCACCAACATTAAAGTTTAGAGACTTATATCTTTCTGGTTCAACATTATATCTTGGTTCATTAGCAATCAGAGATAATGGTGGTTCATTATCTGTTGGGCCGTCTGGGTCAGCAATAGGAACTAACTCACCTGTCTCTGGTGCATTTACAGGTTCATTCCAAGGTAACGGTAGTCAATTAACAAATATTTCAAACGCAGCATTACCTGGTGGCGTGGTTTCTTCATCAACGCAATTACCAGCGGGTACTGTTTCTTCATCAGCACAATACCCAGGATGGGTCACCGCATCAAGCCAAATTGATTACAATAGTATCACCAACAAGTTGTCTGGTGTATACAGTAGTTCTACACAAGTTGCTGCAAATCTTCCAGCAGGAACGGTATCAAGTTCTGGTCAAATTAATGCAGGTGCAACAGCAAACTTTGCAACAGCGGTCGCAGCACAACTTGGTACAGTACATTCTGGAAGTTTCTTAGGAACGGCAACTACGAATAATTTAGCGGAAGGATTTACAAATCTATATTATACCGACGCACGAGTTAAAACTAAATTAGATAGTGATGTAGTACACTCAGGAAGTTTCTTGGGTACTGCAACAACAACTAACTTAGCAGAAGGTACAAATTTATATTTTACAAACGCACGAGTATTAACATATGTAGACTCGTTGGGTGTATATAGTAGTTCTGCACAAGTTAAAAACAATCTTCCAGCAGGAACAGTTAGTAGTTCTGCACAGATTGCACCAGTATTAGTAACCAGTGCAAGTTACGCAGCAACAGCAAGTTTGGCATTGGGTGTCTCTGGTTCACTTGCAGTCAACACTGATGGATTAAGTGAAGGTATTGTAAATCTGTATTACACAGACGCACGTGTTAAGACTAAGTTAAATGTAGATAATGTACATTCGGCAAGTTTCTTGGGTACCGCAACCACGACAAACTTAACCGAAGGTGTAAATCTGTATTTCACCAACCAACGTGTAATAAACGCATTACCAATAGGAACGGTATCTAGTTCCACACAACTTGGTGCTGGACTTATTTCAAGTTCAACACAATTTAAGACATTAACTGATCCATTTACTGGGTCGTTCTTTGGTTCACTTAACGGACAATTCACGGGTTCAATTTTGTCGGCTGGTGTGGTATCCGCATCGTCACAATATCCTGGTTGGGTGACCGCATCAAGTCAAATTGACTACAATAATATTACCAATAAATTAAGTGGGGTAGTATCAGCATCGCAACAGATTGTTCCACTACTTCCAACAGGAACCGTATCAAGTTCTGGTCAAATTGATTATAATAGTATTCAAAATAAATTAAGTGGTGTATATAGTAGTTCCGCACAAACCGTAGCAGCGATAGATAACCAAACTATTGCACCAACTACGGTAAACGCAACATCGGTAACTGCTTCGTTTAGTGGAAGTGGTATTGGATTGTTCTTTGTCAATTACAACACATTATCAAATATACCAGCAAGTATTGTTTCCAGTTCTACACAAGTTACATCATTACTTCCAGCAGATACCGTATCTAGTTCTACCCAAGTCAAGACATTCTTACCTGGTGGAACGGTATCTAGCTCAGCACAATATCCTGGTTGGGTAACTGCGTCAAGTCAAATTGATTATAATTCAATTACCAATAAATTGAGTGGTGTGTATAGTAGTTCCGCTCAAGCAGTAGCAGCAATATCGGCACAGTTTATAACACCATCGGGATCACAATTCTCTGGTATAGTATCCGGTAGTGGTACACAATATAGATTGGTAGTTCCTGTAGGAACCAATTTATACGCAACTTAATAAGAGGTTATAATATGGGACTTAGAGAACAAATTCTCGCTGGAGCTACAAACTTAAAACGAGAAACTGTGGGTATTGTTGTTGGTACCGCATCACCAAGAATTACGGGATCGGTATCAATAGGACGATCATTTGTACTCACGGCAATACAGGCAAGTACTCGGTGTCGTGTAAGATTATACGGTGATTCTGGAAGTCGTAATGATCCTGGTGAATTAATTCGTCCATTTAATTCACAAAGTATACCATCCAACATATCGTTAATAACAGATATTAATTTAGATACCGAAACATTATTTCGTTTAGCCCCACCTATATTTGGGTTGAACCTTGACAATGCGGTATCACCTGATATATATTATACCATTGATACAGGATCTTCCTTCCCATTAACGGGGGAAGATAGAATTTCATTAACACGATTTTTAATTGAAGATACAACTGTAACAAACTTAGCAGGAGTAAACGCAAGACAAACGTTAACGTTACCTTCTGCGACAATATCATCGGGGTCATCCGTAACTGGAAGTATAGTATCTCCTAAGACATATCTCTTGTATAAGGTTGAACCAAACGCCAGTCCATTACGATTACGTTTGTACACAAGTGCAAGTTATAGAGATAACCCATCGGAAGTATCACGATCGTTTAATACGGACCCAGTATCAAGTAGTGGATTAATTGCAGATATTTATATGGAAGATAGTTCTGCAATGCCACTATCACCTATTATAGTTGGTCGAAACGATAATGATTTGGTTAACAATATCGTCAGTCCATCATCAGAAACATATTATCGTTTAACAAACGGCGCGGCAACTACTACGGTATCCGCATCACTATTCGTCTTTTCACTAGAAGATTGAGGTTATTTATGAGTGTAGAATTATTTCACGATTTAAAAGATTTAATTGACAACGCACAACATCCAGTATTAGCAGTTGTTCTTGCAGAAGGATGTGAAAATTTCAAAGGAAAGTTTTTAACTGATTTTGAAACACAAGTACAGAATCAATTCAATCCTGTACATTTACATATTATTTGTTATAGAGAAGAACCGCCGGTATTTCCTCGACCACTAACACAAGCGGTATATTACTTTGCCCCTAAAAATTATACCCCGTTATTTTTCCGTCATGGTATGAATGCAATGAGTGTGGCAACGGATATCGTCACCGCATTGAAAATGATGGAAGGTCGGTCATATGTAGATGCTGCATATGAACATAACGAAACAATGCATACGCAATATCAAGAAACGGAACAAATGATAAAAACCGAAGATACCACACAATTTCCTTCATTGTTCCAACAAGCACGTAATTTTGCAAAGGAAATGTGGCATACGGGAAAGAACGCAGCAGCGGGATTACCTGTGTTGGTTGACGCGGATGCAGCATTTCAACGATTTTCAATGTGTCAGGGTTGTGAATTTTTGAAAACGGATAGTTTCCGTTGTGAAAAGTGTGGATGTTTTATGAAAACAAAAACACAATTGGCATCCGCATCATGTCCAATTGGAAAGTGGCACGCCGTAACACCGCAAAAACAACCAGCTTAATGAGTTGGTCAAATATTTATACTAGAATATTATGTTAAAATTTTTCCCGTTTAGAACATTTAGCGCATCGTTAGCATATACCGCATCAACTGCGGTGTCTGCATCATTCGTGTTATCGGGACCATCGGCATCATACTCATTAACAGGAGGTGGTGCAACGGGAGCAACGGGACCAACAAGTGTTATAACTGGTGTGTCTGGTTCTTCTGGTCCAACGGGAATCGGTCCAACGGGACCAATAGGAGCAACAGGACCAACAGGCCCATCATCAGTAACAGGTCCAACAGGTCCAACAGGTATTCAAGGATTAACGGGACCAACAGGAGTCACAGGACCAGCATCAACTGGTCCAACTGGACCGATTGGAGTAAGTGGTTCGTCTGGTCCTACGGGTCCACAAGGGTCTACGGGTATTATAGGACCAACTGGTGCTACAGGACCAACGGGGCCTGCAGGACCATCAGGAGCATCTGGTGTACAAGGTATACAAGGTCCAGTAGGTGTCACGGGTGCAACAGGACCAACGGGAGCAACAGGTGTAGCGGGTGCAGGACCAACAGGCGCAACAGGAGCAACGGGTCCGTCTGGCCCACGAGGTGCAAGTGGTCCACAAGGTACTATCGGTATCACGGGACCAACGGGAGCAACAGGAGCACAAGGAACCGCATTTACGGGGCCAACCGGTGCTACTGGTGCTACGGGAGCAACAGGACCAACAGGTGCAGTAGGAGCAACAGGACCAACAGGTGCAAATACACCGTAATAGAGAGTAAGTGTTATGACGTTTAAGTTTTTCCCATACGGAACACCAACTACTAGTTCATTCGCATTATCTGCAAGTGTACTGACGTTTACAGCGTCAGTTGCGGTAAATAGTGGGTCTGGATATGCTACTGCATCGTTCGCTATAGGTGGATTTACAGGACCATCAGGACCACTAGGACCAACGGGAGCAACGGGGCCAACTGGTCCAACTGGTCCAACTGGTGTGTCCGGCTCTATCGGTATAACTGGACCCACAGGATCAACTGGACCACAAACATCTGGGTCAACAGGTCCAACTGGACCAAGTGGCATCACAGGATCTACAGGCCCCACGGGTCCAACAGGTCCAACTGGTAGCACTGGTGTAATCGGTGTTACGGGACCAACAGGTAGTCGAGGTATAACAGGTCCAACAGGGGCAATTGGTGCAACAGGTCCAACAGGTAGTGTTGGTATATTTGGTGGTGTAGCGGGTGTTGCTGGAGCAACTGGACCAACAGGTTCAACAGGTCCAACAGGACCACAAGGTAGTACAGGACCAACAGGTGTGGGGCCAGTTGGTTCTACGGGGCCAATCGGTCCATCTGGTAGTGCTGGAGCAACAGGACCAGTAGGACCAACAGGAGCAACGGGTGCAGCGGGTTCACAGGGTATTAGTGGTCCTAATACCTTCGGTTCCGCTGGTGTTACAGGTATTACTGGTCCTTCTGGGCCAGTCGGTCCAACAGGACCACAAGGTGCTGCGGGAAGAGCTGCATTTTTCGTCACGGGATCATGTAATCAAACACATTCCGATATTACGGTCCCACATAGTGATAGTACTACACAACATTCTAATATTACTGCAGCACACACCGACAGTACTACAAACTTTACAAATATCATAATACCACACACAAACAATTATACAGCACATACCGATATTGCTGGAATTACTAGTACCACACCACATTCAAATATTTCACACGGAAATATTGCGGGAAGTTCCAGTACTATTAACGCAGCACACACAAATACTACTATTAACACAGAACATACTAATATTGCGGCAATATCTAGTACCACGCCGGCCTCACATACTGATCAACCACATTCGGACAGTACAATCGGGCATGGTGATGATGCAGCGACTGGTGTTTATTGTTTAGATGGTGATACGGGGCCTGGATGTTTATTTTATTTTGGATATTTTTCTTGTCCATCTGGTACACCATGTAGTCCATTTAATGATCACAGTGATATAATAGGTGTGCATACTGATGCGGCATTCGTAAATAGTACTACACCGTCGTCACATACCGATATTCCATTTACTGATAGTACTACACCAGGATCACATTCTGATAATACTACCAACGCATCACATACCGATATCGCACACAGTAACATCGCATTTTCAAATGTTGCAGCAGCACACACAAATATTGCACATAGTAACATTGCAGCAGCACACACTAATATAACCGCAGAACACACGGATATTACCGCCGCACATACAGACAATACCACCAATTTCTCCAATATCACCGCAGCACATTCAAATGTCGCTGCCGCTCACAGTAACGCATTCCTATGACCACATTTTTTCCACTTGGTACACCAACTACTGCAAGCGTTGCATTATATAGTAATTTAGCATTTACTGCAACATACGCTGCGGGAGTAAATGTATTAACCGCATCATATGGACCTGGTGCAACAGGAGTTATCGGTGATAGAGGTCCAACAGGTCCAATTGGTTTGGTAGGTATAGCTGGGTCTGGGTCTACTGGACCAACAGGAGTATCTGGGGTAACGGGATTAACTACCTCAGGTCCAACTGGACCAACAGGACCACTAGGACCAACAGGGCCAACAGGAGTTATTGGACCAACTGGTGTTACTGGGTCTACGGGACCAACAGGGCCAACAGGAGCATCGGGGTCTATTGGTATTACAGGACCAACGGGTGCTACAGGTATCGGTTCACTAGTGTCTGGGTCAACAGGCGCAACGGGTGCAACAGGACCAACAGGTGCAACAGGTATTCAAGGAATTCTTGGTATAACAGGAATTATTGGACAAACAGGACCATCGGGATTAACAAACGTGGTAGGTGCTACGGGTGTAGGTGGTGTTGTAGGATTACCGACAGCGGGTGCAACAGGACCATCGGGACCACAAGGAGCAACGGGTGTTGTAGGAGTTACAGGTATTTCTGCACCAGCGGCATCCACGGGGTCGGCTGGAGTACAGGGAATTACTGGTGTACAAGGACCAACAGGTCCACAAGGAACTCGTGGTGTGGATGCATCGTGTCCCGCAGGATATGTAACTTGTGCTGATGGTAGTCCATCATCTGGGTCAAATTTTTATACAAATCCCAATAGTAGTGTCTACGCAGTAGTATGTGCAGCACGGCCAGTTGGTTGTTTAGGAACATTTACTTGTGTATAACTCTATTTATATGAAAGTTATCGTTATGTGGAGATTTTAATATATGCCAAAGGCACCTGGTAGTATCTGGGTTGATGGTGAAACGTTTCGTTTCATAGACGGCTCGGGAAATGAATATTATTATACTGGTACCGCCGGTACATCACCAGCGGGAGCTAAACCTGGATCGGTGTGGGTAGATGGAAATGATTTCCATTATATCTCCGCTACAGGGGTTGACCGTACAATTGCATATACAAACTTAGGTGCTGCGGCAGGTGCAAAGGCTGGTTCTGTGTGGGTTGAAAGTACTTTTTGGCATTGGATTTCTGGTACAGGTAGTGAAATTCGTGGTCACACCGACGTAACTGCGGCACACACCGATAACACCACTCCAGCAGCACATACTGATATTACTATCAACGCAGCACACACCGATAATACCACGATTGCTGCACACACCGATAATACAACGATTGCCGCACACACCGACAATACCACGATTGCTGCACACACAGATAACACCACACCATCATCACATACAGATAATACAACTCCACACACAAATACCACTATTCCTCACACAAATACTACGATACCAGCAGCACATACAGATACTACTATCAACGCAGCACATACAAATACTACTATCAATGCAGCACATACGGACAATACCACACCAGCAGCTCACACAAATATTGCGTTCGTCAATACCACAGTTCCACATACCAACACCACAATACCACACACGAATACCACAATTCCGCATACCAATAGTACAACACCTGCTGCACATACAAACAGTTATATACCAAATTCACATACAAATATCGCACACACGGATAGTACTACCAACGCAGCACATACAAATACATCAATAGGTCATACGGATAGTACTACAAACTTTTCAAATATCGCTGCGGCACATACTAATATTGCGCATAGTAACATTGCAGCTTCGTCCGCACATACGGATATAGCACATAGTAATATTGCGGCGATATCTTCACATTCTGATATTGCGCATAATAATATTGCATTCACTAATACTTCAATATCCCACCAAGACAGTACGGCAAATGCCTCTCATACAAATAATTATTGTTGTGACGATAATACTACTGTATGCAGTGGTACGGATTTAGTTATATGTTCGGGTTGTTATTATTACCTAGCGTGTTCTAATTATGAACCATGCGGTGGTCTCAACCCATTATGCTCATAATTCAGGAATAATATTTTATGGCACATTCCGATAGTTATTCTCCCGGCGGTCATAGCAATGTGGCTGGATCACATACAAATATCGCACACGGTAATGCCGCTGCGTCGGCAGCACATACAGATATTGCGCATAGTAATATTGCGACAATATCTTCACATTCCGATATTGCACACAGTAATATTGCGGCAATATCTAGTACTACACCACATTCCAATGTTGCTGCATCGCATACTAATATCGCAGCTGCGCACACAGACAATTACACTGGAAATTCACACACGAATATTGCGTTTGCTAACACCACCATTAACGCATCACATACAGACAATACTACGAACGCTGCGCATACCGACATCGCAACATCCCACACGAATATAGCAACATCTCATACTGATATTGCTACATCCCACACTAACATTGCACACACCGACAACACCACGCCAGCAGCACATACTGATACCACTATTAACGCATCACACACGGATAATACTACCAACGCAGCACATACGGACAATACCACACCAGCGAGTCACACAGACATTGCTACCAGTCACACAGACATTGCCGCGGCACATACAAATACTACTATCAATGCAGCACATACGGACAATACGACTCCAGCAGCACATACGGATAATACCACACCGGCTGCACACACCGATAACACTACTCCCGCTGCTCATACAGATAATACTACACCGGCTGCGCACACCGATAACACTACTCCAGCTGCTCATACGGATAATACCACACCACATAGTGACCAACCAGTATTTGTTGGTCCATAATGGGGCTTGACAATGTGGGTGGAATGTAGTAACTTATAAAATGATTTATTAATCACGAGGTTATATGACGATTGAATTGGAACCAGTTGGAGTAGTATGTAATTTAAGTTGTCCGTATTGTTACGAACATCCCATGCGTGACGCGGGTAACTTCCGTCAAAAAACATATTCTGTTGAAAAAATGTTAGAAGGTTTAACCAAAGAGGGTGGTAACTTTACTCTATTTGGTGGCGAACCATTATTAACTGATATTGACGATTTAGAAACTATTTTTAAGTGGGGATACGAACGTTATAAAAGTAACGGTATCCAAACAAATGGTGTTTTAATCACCGACCGCCACATTGAAATGTTCAAGAAGTATAACGTTCACGTTGGTGTGTCCCTCGACGGACCCGATGAAATGAATGATACTCGTTGGGCGGGGTCATTGGAAAAAACCAGAGAAGCTACTCGTAAATCATTTGAAGCAATTAAGAAACTATTAGCTAATAAAATTTCTCTTGGTTTAATTATCACTATTCACAAAAAGAACGGACTTCCAAAATACCGTGACCGATTTAAGGCATGGGTAAAAGAACTTCAATCGTGGGGTGTTGATGGTGCCCGCCTCCATCCGTTAGAAATTGACCATAGTTCAATTGGGGAATCACTTGCGTTAACACCAGAACAAAATATTGAATTCTTACTGGATATGTGGGAGTTTGAAATTAATGAATTAAATGGTCCTGGCAAACGGTCATTTCGATTCGATATTTTCCGTGACGTAGAAGATATGTTAAAGGCACAAGATAATAATGCAACATGTACCTTCTTATCGTGTGACCCATATACTACCCACGCAGTGCAAGGTATTGATTCACAAGGAAACCAAGCAAATTGTGGTCGTGGAAATAAAGAAGGTATTAATTGGATTAAAGCCCAATATGATGGATTTGAACGTCAAATGGCGTTGTACCACACACCGCAGGAACACGGTGGATGTCAAGGATGTCGTTTCTTTTTAACTTGTAAGGCACATTGTCCTGGTACAGGTATTGATATGGATTGGAGAAATCGTACAGACACCTGCTTGAATTGGAAAGTGGCATTCGGTATATTTGAAAAGTTAATGGTGCATAAAGGAGAAACACCATTATCACTACATCCAGATAGACAAAAATACGAAGATGCATTGATGTACGGATACAGTCAAGGTGTTGAGTTACGATTGGCGCAGATTAAACGATATTTGGAAGGACAGTTTGATATTGATAAGTTTATCAAACAACAAAAAATCGTAATGAAAAACGGTGGTAAAATACCACACGCCGATCATACAGACGAAACAGGACGATATTCAAAAGAGTTTAACGAACAATATGGATTTTTACCTTAATAATAGTAGAGGATAAACAAATGATTCAAGGATTACATGCTGACCATGTAGACTCATCGGGAGCTTACGCTCAAAAGTTCGAAGTAGTAAAAGAACTTTTGGAAAAGGGAATATTAAAGGAAATTCCAGAAGAATTTCGAGATACCGAATCCGTACCAGTAGTAACTACATCACAAACAATTGTTGGTGAAGAGTTTGATATGACAAATGGACATGCAGACCACGTTGATGAAACTGGTCGGTATCGTGAAGCGTATGAAGCCAAGTTTGGAGTAGTAAGTACGGATACCGACACAGCACAGGCTACTGCTGGAAATTCGTGGAAGGCATTTTTGCAACAGATTATTGCAGAAGAAAAAAGTAAGCTGAAGATTTAATTTAAACACGAAGGGGTTATGCAAAGAATTAAACACGTTTTACCAGATTGGACTCGTGTGCAGTGGACGAGTATGGAAAACAAAAATAAATACGAACCGATTATTTCGGCAATTTCCAGTGCATGGAGACATATAGAACGTATGTCTGTGGTTCATGACATTCGACCATCTGCACTAGATATCATCCGTCCATCGGAATTGATGTCGTTGCAAGAAGAGTATGGTAAGTATGGTGTAAAAATTGTTGCCTTAGCAAAGGAAGGAATTACTGGGCAATATTCCTCTACTACAATTCCATATGCTGGTGGAGATTATAATATACGAGTTGTTTTTACAAAGTCAGAACGATTGGCCGAAGAATGGTTCAGTATATGGAATTCCCCATCATCTATTCGTGACCGTGAAGCGGGAAGATTACTTGGATACCCTACATGTTGTATTGAACATTTCAACAAATATTGGGTAAACCAAGGATATGTAGATTCTACGTGGACAATGGCAGCTGATAAGCTGACATTAACCGACAACGATCACACTATTCATATTAATGCAGACACTCCACCAGAATCCAATATTCTTTGGCGGTGGCAGGGTATTCGACTAGTCTCACATCTTCCATGTTCATTTGATTGTAAAGCAACAGAAGAACTTGGTATGAAAATGGCAGAACTTGGTCGTACACTTGGATATAATAAGGAAATTGATTGGATTTATGAAATTCTTTCGTGGCCCGTGGAATGGTCAGCGTTGCACGGCATCGCGGAAATTCGTACCCCAATCAATAAGATATCATCACGTACGGATATGACACCGTGGAAATACACGGTACAAAAGCTCAGTCACACATATCCAGAAGATGGTATGTCGGGTATTACGTATCCGTATAACCAAAAGAAAACTAAAATTAAACCTATTACTAAGACTCTATCCTTTGCTAAGTCGTTGGAAGATACTTCTGTTTGGGAAGAGAACGGATTTAGTAACAAGGGTGCAATGGATCATTTCCATCAAGTTATTCTTGATGCAGTTGGAGATATGAAGTATATTCCAAGTGGAAATGTGCTTGACCTTGGGTGTGGTAATGGTGTCTTGTTAGGTCGTGTGGTGGGAGATAGACAAGATTTAATTCCGCATGGTGTGGAAATGGATAAGCAACGTTGTATGTCGGCAGCAACAACAATCCATTGGGGAATCTTTACAATGGGTAGTATATTTGACTTACATACGTGGAATGAAAAAGCATACAGTCTTGTTCTCCTAATGCCAGGTCGATTGTTGGAAACAACAAAGATAGTAGCAGAACAAGTTCGTAAGCAACTTTATGAAAAGACAGACCTATTGTTAATTAATCTGACCTGTGATTGGACACAGCAGTATGGTTCGATTGATAATATTATGAAGGTCACTGGTCTTGACCAAGAATGGGAACCGGAAGGTAAATTAATCCATCGTCAAGACGATATGGCGCAACTCTTTAAACGTAAGGTATAATATGACGGAAGAGAAACGTGAAGTAACAGAAGTTCCTGTACCACTAGCAATCCGACAACTGGTTGAACTCCACAATAGTCGTATTCGTGAATACCAACAAACCTCATTACGAGAACTTCAAGATGCTAATGTGGAATTGATGGTAATGATGGGATTGCTTCCACAAGAAGGATGGCGTTTAGATATGGAATCTATGAAGTATGTAAAGATTCCAACCCAAACAACAGATGGAACTCCACAAGTCGGTTGAACACGTAATCTTTACGTGGGGTAGATTCAAAGGACACTCCTTAGCACACGTTGCGAGGAGTGTTCCTTCGTATTTAGAATGGATGTCTGGGCAAGAGGGATTGCCAGAAGTATGGAGAATTGCCGCGGCAAAAACTCTAATGGGAGAGGATGTTAGTGAATTAGATTTACCACGAACAAACAATCCAACTATCTCATATAAAGATTTACCAAAAACATCAAGTGATAAAGTAGAGGTATTATTAGTAGATAATAAGACCGCTGCCATCGTCATGCCATATGACAAAGCGATGTTGGCAAAGTTCAAGTACGAGATAGATGGTCGAAAGTGGAACAACGATGATAAACATTGGGAGTTCCCATTAGTACATCTTCCAAAAGTATTTACTATTTTCAGTAATATTAAGTGTGATAAGAAAGTATTGGATAAAGTTGAAGAACTTAAATCTCGTAGACATGACCTAGACGAAATTCGTTCTTTGGAAGATACAGAGTTTGATATCAAAGGAATGAAGCTTACTTTATATCCGTATCAAAAAGTTGGTGTGAAATTCGTAGATAGAGCTGGGGGTCGGTGTCTTATCGCAGATGCGCCTGGGTTAGGTAAAACCGTACAAGCAATTGGATATGCACAACTTCACAATCTCAAAACATTAATTGTGTGTCCGTTGTCCGTAACAATTAACTGGCAACGTGAGATTAAAAAGTTTACTGGTAAGAAATCTACTATCTGGGATAGTAAACATTACGATGGGGAACTGGATAATCAGTTTCATATCGTACATTATGATGCAGTACCAAAGATTAATAAAGCACTTCGTGACCAAAAATTTGATCTCTTGGTATGTGACGAAGCAACATTTCTTAAAAATCGTCAAACTATTCGAGCAAAATCAGTATTGGGGTCGTGGAAAGAACGAAGAAAATATCCTGGAATTAAAACAAAATATTCGATATTTTTAACAGGTACTCCTGTTATGTCTCGTCCCATTGAGGCGTTCTCACTATTAAACTTTTTGGATAAGGATAGATTTAATAACTTCTATCACTTTGTAGAACGTTATGGTGGATGGAAGGGGGACGCACCTCGTAACCTGCAAGACCTACATGACCGCACAAAAGATTTGGTCATTCGTCGTAAAAAAGATGAAGTATTGAAAGAGTTACCAAAGAAGCAACGTAATGATTTGTATGTAGAGCTTACCAAAGACGAAAAGAAAGAATATCAAGCACTATTAAAAGAAGTTTTTGGGAAGTGGAAAATGGATGGAAAACCATCAGTCACCCACATGCCAAAACTCCAAGCATTTCTTATACAAAAGAAAATGCCTCGTCTTATAGAAATGATTGATGAGTTCTTGGATAATGATAGATCAATATTAATATTCAGTTGCTATATTCAACCATTAAAATTTTTGTTGGAACATTATGGTAATAAAGCAGCAATATTGACGGGAGAAATGAATCGTAATCAACGTCAAGAAACGATTGATAAATTGACCAACGGAGAAGCAAAAGTAGGATTATTTAGTATTCGTGCCGCAGGTATGGGTATTGACGGATTACAGAAAATCATAGATACAGTTGTCTTTTTGGATATGGATTGGGTACCTGCGAATCACGAACAGGCAGAGGACAGAACTCATCGTATCGGTCAAACGAACCAAGTCCAAGCATACTATATGATTTGTGAAGATAGTATAGATGAATATATGCGAGATATTTTGAAAGATAAACAACAAATAGCC